TGGTAGCGCATCCGGTGACGGCGCATCTGGTAGCGGCGCATCTGGTAGCGGCGCATCTGGTAGCGGCGCATCTGGTAGCGGCGCATCCGGTGGCGGCGCATATGGTGGCGGCGCATCCGGTAGCGGCGCATCAAGTAGCACATCTCAACGCTCTTCTGAGCCTGGCGAAATCGCAGATTCTAGTATTTGGTACTTTGATAGACGGGATATGAAGATGTCATCTGATCAGAAGATTGTTGTCCAGAAGAGAGATCGATCTCGCTCACGTGAGCGCAAGCCAAGATAAAGTTAGATTTTTATTTATAGAGAATAAGATTCATTATTAATTTTATATAAAAATTAAATAAAAATTGAAAATATTCTTTTATACACAATCATTCTTAAGGGGTATATCGCCACAAATGACTACCTCCAATCAAAGCGAAGAGTGCAAACATCCCATTCCTGAGAGGGACCGTTTTGGGATTATTATTATTAGTGGCACAAGATGCACTTCTATGAAGTGTTCAGTTCATAGCATTATCCCAGATTATAGTACTTCCAAGCAGATCTGTAAGTATAGGGAATACTGTACTAGGCCAGAATGTATGAGAATTCATACAATTGATCATATGATGAATCAGATTAAGCGTATTAAGCGTGAAAAACCAAAGTCTATGCTTCATTGGTTGGAATCAATGTCTGTTGATGAATTCAGGCATTTCTTTTCTATTCGGCAGCAGTGGGATTTTTTTGATGAGTATCGCATGAGAGAAATCTATCGACCTCTTGAGACACATTATCATCTTTTCGCAAATCAGGTTCGGGAGCAGCAGTTGCGGGAGCAGCAGTTACGCGAGCAGCAGTTACGCGAGCAGCAGTTGCGAGAGCAGCAGTTACTCGAGCAGCAGTTGCGAGATCAGCAGTTGCGGGATCAGCAGTTGCGGGATCAGCAGTTGCGAGATCAGCAGTTGCGGGAGCAGCAGTTGCGGGAGCAGCTGTTTAAGATTCAGATGTTTCAGCAAAATTATATCAGCAACATGCTTCAGCAAGGACTTCCAAACATGATGGCTCAGTTTAGCAATCCTTCGCTGCCTGTAGCATTTGGCCAGGCTATGGCACCACCTATGGCACCGCCTATAGCACAGCCTATGGCACCGTCTATGGCATCGCCTATGGCACAGCCTATGGCGAGTATTGGGAAGCTAGACTACACGATTGACCGGACAGGGCGTGATATGTCCTATCAGTCGAGGAGGGATCGGTCTCGCTCCCGCTCACGTGAGCGGCAGCCTCGTCCTGAGCGTATCAGATATTTTTAATTTATAGATTTTAAGATTAAGATTTTAAGATTAAAAATTGATTTAATATATAGTTATAATTTTATAATTATATTATAAGTAATAAAATGCCGATACCATTAAATCTACCAGAAAATGAAATTAGACATTTAGCAAAAACATTTGAAACCCCTTTACAAATTTATGACGGATCTCTTATTATTGAAAATCAAAAAAATTTTATTAATACTATGACTACAAATTTTCCAAATTTTAAACAATATTTTGCTGTTAAAGCTCTACCAAACCCGCATATATTAAATATGTTAATTAAAAATGGTTCATATTTAGATTGCAGTTCTAGAGTAGAACTTGAAATTGCTAAAAGATTAGGTTTAAGAGGTAATCAAATTATGTTCACAAGTAATTATACATCTAAAGAAGACTTAATATTTGCTAAAGAATTAGGAGCAATTATTAATTTAGATGATATTAGTATAATTGATGATTTAGCATCTCTTAATAGCAGAGGAAATATGCCAGAATTATTATGCTTTAGATTAAATCCAGGTATTGGAAAAACAGATTCTGAAACAGTTTCAAATGTATTAGGTGGTCCAGATGCTAAGTTTGGTATTCCTCCTTTTCAAATAGTTGAAGCATTTAAAAAAGCAAAAGAATTAGGAGTGAAAAAATTTGGAATCCATATGATGACTGGATCTAATGTATTAAATTTGGATTATTGGGATGAACTAATAAAAATTCTTTTTCAAAATATTAATAATATCAAAAAATGTCTCGATATAGACCCCAGTTTTATTAATATTGGTGGAGGAATAGGAATTCCTTATAAACTTGATCAACCTAAAATAGATATAAAAGCGTTCTCCGATAAAATTCGAGCCTCAATTACTCGAGAAATTCAACTATATAACATTCCTGAACCAGACCTTTATATGGAAAATGGAAGATTTATTACTGGTCCCTACGGCTGGTTAATATCTAAATGTAATGTTATAAAAAATACATATGCTAAATACTGTGGATTAGATGCGTCAATGTCTAATTTAATGAGACCTGGTATGTATGGAGCATACCATCATATTTCTATACTTGGAAAAGAAAAAGAAACTATAACAGAAAAGGTAAATGTTGTGGGAACTTTATGTGAAAATAACGATTGGTTTGCTAAAGATAGAGAACTACCTATCATAGAAGTTGGAGATTTATTTGTTATACATGATACAGGTGCTCATTCTCATTCGATGGGATTTCAATATAATGGGAAATTAAGATGTGCTGAAATAGTAGTCTTTAATGGATCATCTAATGGTATGTATTATATAAGACGAAAAGAAACAATTGATGATTATTTATCAACTATTATTTGTTTAGAAAATTGTTATTCTAGATTATGCTAGAATTTATTAGTTTATAATTTCTATATACATAATATATATACATAATATATATATATCATGAATTATGAAAAATACCTTAAATACAAAACAAAATATTTAGATTTAAAAGAAATCTTAGATGGCGGCGATGATTCAGCTAAATCTACATCTCAATATGATGACGCAAAACATAAAAGTATTTTAAATCGTTGGCGTAAGTATTATTTTGGTCCCGAAAATAATACAATCTTAATGAGAATCGGTGTTATGGGATCTGGTAAGACATCTTCGGTTGATTCATATATTGAAAATAATCTTAAATATAATCCAGAAATTTTTACATTAATTGATTTAGATCGTATTATAACAACAAGTGGTGAAATGAAAGATGAACATGATTGGGTGAATGCTAATGAAAAAATAGATGGATATCAAATTGTTGATACTTTAATAAGAGAAAGTTTAGCTAAAAAAAAAACTTTCTCAACAGAAAGTACCGGAGCATGGGTATGTCCATCTCGTAAGATTATTACATTAGCAAATAAAATAGGATATAACACAATCGCAATAATGCCGTTTGTTCCATTCTATTTATTAAAAGAGAGAGTTACACTCCGTGCTCAAAAAGAAGGGAGGGCAGTAAAGCTTGAGGAACTAATATTAAATCTAGAGAGAATATTAACTAAAATAAATGATATAATTCCATTAGCGGATGAATTTATTATTGTTCATAATGTTGTTGATATTGGCAAACCACCTAAATTAATGTTAAATGTAAAAGTAGATTATTCTATCAAAAATGGAGATAATTTTAAATGCTGTAATTGGAATTCATATGATAATGAAATTAATTATATACTAAAACTTTTAATTAATAATGAATCTAAATATAAAGGTGAAAAAGAAGAAAATGTTTTTAGATTAGAAAAAAAATTTATTACTAGTTTATTATCAAGTAATAAACGCCCTAATTATTAATATATTAAATAGTTTAATATATTTACCATTTATGATAAAATTCTAATATCGAATTTAATTATAAATTAATTTTAATTTTTTCTTCTTCTTCTGTATTTATTTCTTCTGTGACTGCTGCTTCTGCTGCGACTGCTGCGACTGCTACTGCTGCGACTGCTACTTCTGCTGCTGATGCTACTACCGCTGCGGCTGCGGCTGCTTCTGCTGTTTTTTTTGCTTCTGCTGTTTTTTTTGCTTCTGCTGTTTTTTTGGCTTCAATTGCTTTTTTTGCTTCAGTTGTTCTTTTTACTTCAGCTGCTTTTTTTACTTCAACATCTTTTACTTCAACAGCTTTTACTTCAACAGCTTTTACTTCAACAGCTTTTACTTCAACAGCTTTTGCTTCAGTTTTTTCTTCATCTACTTTTAATAATGTATCAACTGGATCAATAGTAACATTGCGTTTAACTAAATGTTTTAAGAAAGTGTTTCTATTCATTTATATAATTTAAAGTATATAAATTATATAAAAAATCAACAAATTATTCAATATATTTAATATATTTTTTTCCATTTTTAGTTAATTTTAATTCATTAACTAATGATTCCCCAATTTCTCCTTCTATTGTTAATATATATTTTGGATATTTTTTATTACGAATACCATCAAATATTCCATTATCTTCTTTTTTAACAGATACTTTAAAATCCTTTAATTTATTTTTAACATAATCAACTCTATCTTTAAGATTAAATGGAAATTCATAAGATATATGATTTTTAGGAACAATTAAATATGTTATGTTATCTAAACTATATTTTTCTAAAAATAATAATCTCTCTTTTATTTGAGCACATATATCAAATCTTGTTCCAGATGGATCAAAATTTACAGCATTTATTTTTTTAGCAATCTTTAATAATTCATCTCTTTCAAAAGCATTATCGCATACTGCCCCTTTAACACTTGTAATTCCAACTCCACGCTTTTTATCTGATACTTGTCTCTTAGTTCTTATTTTGAATAATTCTGTTTTATTACGATTCTTATCTAATTTCATATCTAATATACCAATATATTCATTTTCATCACGTTTATCATAATAATTACGAATATCATCAGAATCAAAATCGTATATTTCGTCGGACATAGATTCTGAAGTAATAGATTCAGTTTTAATTTCATCTTTATATTCTTTATATTTTGGATGTTTTTTAATATAATTATAAATAGATGGATTATTAACTAAAACCTTATTAAATTTATTTCTATAATTTACTGGTAAATCTTCATTTTCATTAAATGGTTGAAATATGTAATATCCCTTTCTATATATTAAATAACCTTGATTGTTAAATTTATCAATAATTGGGTCATTAAAGTTATTAAAATCATTCTCTGTTATAGGTAATAATGAATCTAATGCCTTATACACAAAAAAATTATCAAATAATTCTTGTTGTTCTCCAACAAATCTTTTCTTAACTCTAGTTAATATTTCCTCTAATGTATATACTATCTTAAATTTAAATATTTCTTTAATCTTATCTTTAGAATCAGCTATCTCTTTCTTTGCTGTTTCAGTTGTAAATGTTGTATAATCTAACTCATCCTTTGATATCTTTTTAAATAATAATCTATCTTTATCATAATATTTTAAATATAATTGATGATCATAACACTTAAAGTCACATTCTTCAAAATCACATAACATAGTACATAATTTAGCACTTCCTTTATGTAACGGATTTCTACATCCTTTAGATGCTTCAACTTCTTCTGGAAATACATTAGCATGATAATTTACTGGGCAATCTATTGCTGTTTCCTTAATACATCTTTCAACCTTTTTAACCAACAAATATTTTAATTCAGCCTTTTTATATAAATCTTCTTCACTTGATAATCTATATGGGTTCTGATCTTTTCCTAAACTTACTACATATTTATAGATCTTAACTTCTGGATATGGATCTTCTTCTGTCATTACTTTGTAATGCTTACATAATCTAATTGTTCTACCAATAACTTGTTGAACTCTCGCAAAATTATAATATACATCTAATATGTGAACTGCTCTTGTATTTTCTAATGTAATTCCTTCATTCATTACACGAGAACCTAATATTAATTTAACATATTTTCCTTCCTTATTTTGTAATCCATTGAATATATTTAATTTTCTCTTCTTTTCTTCTGGTTGAATTATTTCTTCACCATCAACTTCTCCTGTAAATGCTAAAAATGTTGCTGGATGAAATTTTTGACCAGGAAATTTAACTCTAAATTCTGAATAAAATAATCCAGTTTTATATTCTCGAATAGTATCAGTAATTGGGTATAATCCATCATCTCTATATTCTAAATATCCATTTGCCTTCAAAACTTCTTGAAATAAATCAATACCAACTTTAACTAAATTTGAATATACAAAACAAGTTTTTGATCCTTCTTTGCCTTCTACCATATTATTAATATTTAATAGAGCTTGATAAAATTTAGTAGAAAAAATTTCTAATTTAGATTCATGTAAAATTAAACCAGATACATTTGTTCCTGAAGCACTTTCTCTTAATATTTCATTTAAATTTGTTATTTTATTATTAAAAAATTTTTCATTTAATTTCTTTAAATATAATTCACGATTAGTTTTTAAATTACTTAATATTATATTAATACCATCTTTAGAATAAGCACCGACAATGTTTTGTTTTGAGTCATCTAATACTGGAAATACAAAATTAGCACTCGCTGTAGATTCCTTATCTAATGCGTCTTTTGAATATTCTTCTAATGTTTTCTCATATACTTTTTGTTGAAAATCACTCATATAACATCTAACCACTTTAGAAAATAATAAATCTTTCGTTTGTTCTCCCATTTCAATTCCTTTAGCAAAAACTAAAGAATCATTTCCTCTAAAATAACTTATATATCCATTTAACATCTTTTTTAAATAATCAATTCCTCCCTCCTTAAAATCCATTAAGTGATTCTTATTTGAATTAAATATCTTATCTCTGTCTATTTGATGTTTTTCTGGTCTTAAATAATTAATTAATTCGACAATTTCATCAGCAAAATTTTTCATTGGTGTTGCTGTTAATAATATAACTTTTAAATTTCTTGAATTTTCTATTATCTTTTTTAGTGCTTTACCTTGATCATTCCCTACCATATTATGTGCTTCATCTACAATTAAAACAGCATTATCTAAATTCTCTAATTTATCAATTGATATATCTCTTTCTATTTCTCCCTCAATTCCCTTTCTATATGTTTTTATTACTTTGCCATCTGTACTTATTTCTTTATCACTAATTTTTTCACCTAATACTCTACGATAAAAATTTCTGTATGACAATATTCGATAATATTGTAAAGCATTCATTAAAGCTTCACGTTGAATTTGTTGTTTTAAATCATTATTAACAAAACCTGATTGTAAAATTGATGAATTTATATATGTATCATTTGTACATGTAATTAATTCAGATTTCCATTGTTCTTTAATCATTGGACCTGAAACTAAAATATGTATTTTAGTTCCATATCGTCTTACTTGCTCTTTAAAATTTTCAGCTATAGCAATAGCGGCACAAGTCTTCCCTGTTCCAGTTCCATGGAAAACTAACATACCTGTATAAGGAGTTGTAGGATTTAAATAGTTTGAAACAAATACTTGTTGAGATTTTAAAGTAAATTTTCCGCCACATACTTCATCACGATATTTTTTAAGTTCTTCATAATCTTTAATTTTCATACGAGGTTGCACTTTATTAATATAAAATTCGCGCTTGTTATATATCTTTGATTGAAGACTATCATCTGATGTATCAGGATATTTATATTGTTTCTTCATCAAAGATAAAAGTTCATCTTCATTATCACTCATATATTAGCAAAAGATAAACTTTTTAATTTTTTAAATGAAACTAAAAAATTAAAAAAAGTTTAGTTAATAAAAATATGTAAATTTTTATTGTCAAAAATCTATAATTTGATAATAAAATTTATTGTTTATATAACATATTTTAAATATTTCTAAACAATATGGATATCAAGACATTTTCTCATAATGAAAAAAAAGAATTAGTTAAAAAAATAGAGAAACTTACTTTGAAATCACAATATAAACAAATTTTTAAAATTCTAAAATCATCTGACATCAAAGTAACTCAAAATAGTAATGGCGTTTTTTTTAATATGAATGACCTCAATAATGAAACACTTATAAAAATGAATGAATATTTAGATTCTGTAATTAATAAACAAAATACTTCAATTGATATAAATTATTATAATGGGGTTATCTTAAATAATACCACTACAGAAATGGATATTAATAAACAATATATTGATTATAACAATGATTCTACTAATAATGATTCTGTAAATAATTCAAATATCGGAAATTTAAATATGGGAAATTTAAATATTAATAAATAAAAATTGTGATTCTATATCAATTATTAATAAATTTCCATCTAATACAATCTTTTTATTTATTACAATTTTATCATCTACAAATTTAATCTTTAATACTTCATTTTTATAATATGCTTGATAATATTTTTTATTTAATGTTTGGTCAAGTATAGGACTTAGTGTGTAATTAATTGTATCTGTATATATAACACTTCCATTTTCAATACAATTACAATTATTATAACATATATGTATATTATTTAATGTAAGCTCATTTAATGTCGAAATTGATATTAATTTATCATTATTTACTTTAATAACTGGTTGATATATATGATATATTTCATCTATTTGTAATTTTTGTTTTTTAATAACTGGTTCATTTTGGTTTTGATCGATAGTATTTGTTTTAAAGGTATATATGTATAATCCATTATTTTCATCATAAATTTTATTATTAGTAATACAAGCATATATTTTTGTATTATTTAATACACTACCTTTATAAAGTGTCTGAAATATATTTAATATATTTTTTAAATTAACTGAATAATTACTCTTTAATTTAATTATTTCTAATAGATCATCTAATAAATTCTTATAGAATACAATAGGAATTTTTAATTCATTAAATAATTTAATATATTTATTCATTTTTATCTGCGTATCACAGTCATTTTGTATATAATTAATAATATGAGGTTTATAATTTATTATATGTTTTAATATATCTATTTTTGATATATTATTAATGTAAATTAAATGATTTGATTGTTTTTTTAAATCATAACTATTTGTATCACATAATTTTAATATATTATTATTACTATCTATTCCAACAATATCTATTGATAAATTATTTTGATCAGAATTTAAAATATTTAATATTCTATATTCGTTATCAGTTATAATATCATTTATTGTAATTTTATAATAATATTTATTCTCTGTGTGTAAACTTTGACTAGAATTAATTTTTGTAATTGAAATTATTTCAGCATTTGTTGAGATACACATTTTTTTTAAATTTTCAATCGATTCTTCATATTCTTCATTCGTTATATTATATATCGTTCCATTATCTTCTACTCCAATAATATATACACATCTTCCATTTCCTTCTATTAGTCGATATTTTAATTGAGAAACTAAAGAATCATGTTTAAGTGGATTTGTTATTTTAATATATCGTTTATATTCTATATGTCCATAATAGGATTCTTTATCCATTTCTTAACTAATATATATTAAATACAAAGGTTTATATAAAACAATTTTTTTATTAATATGTTAATTTTTATATTTTATATTATATATGCTATATTTATTAATATTAATTTTTATTTTATTATGTTTGGTTATTAAATATTTATATAAATAATTTATAAAATAAAATTAACATTCATTAATTTTTTTAATGATTTTTTCTACTTTTGTTCTACTATATGAATATTTATTTATTAGTAATTCTTTAATTTTCTTTTGATCCGGATTTGTTAATTTAATTTGATTTGCTGTATATATATTTGCTGGACCATTCAAAAAATAATCTCTCGCTAAATTACATTTTTCTAAATAATCTTCTCCAATTTTATATTTACCATTCTTAACATCAATCGAATTTTTTAAAAAATTATCAATTGTTCTGTATTCATCTATGATTTCTTTAGCTTTTTTCTTTCCAATTCCATCAATATGTTCTACATAATCACATCCTAATAGGATACATAAATCTATAAATTCTTGATGAGTATATTTTAATTCTGATAATATCTTTTCTAGATCATATTCAATAATTTCATTCTTTTTTGATGATGATATGTTTCTTAATAATTTTTTAGCTCCAAATGTTAATATATCCATATCTTCTGATCCAACTCCATATGCTAAATTTATTTTTGATAAACTTGCGCACTGTGAATCAGATTCTTCAGGTGATTCAATAACAGGAATACCCATTGCTCGAAGAATTTCTTTACATTGATTCATTTGTTGCCATGTTATAACAGTTGATTTTTTAAATAATTTTGTTTTCTTTTCTTCGTCAGATGTCTCATCCATTTGTTTTTTTGCTATTTCACGATTTTCTTTTCTCTTATCCAATACATTATTTTTTAAATTCGGTGGCTTCCCATCGAATACAAAAATAGGAGTTATCCCATTATCTAAATATAATTGTGTTTTACTTACGACAGCATGTATATGACTTGTTATTTCTCCATTTAAATTTCTTAAATCATCACTCGTATTTCTAATTGCGATGACATATGCGTATATGAGAAGACTCGCATCTAATGCTATTTTTTTTCCAGTAAGATCATTAAAGTGTAATTTAGTAATACTAGCTGGAGCATAAGATTGAATGACTGAACTTAAATCTTTAATTCCCATAAATAGTTATAATATCAATACTTTAATGAAAGTATTTTAATAATCAATTTTTTTCTATATTTAAAATATTTAGAATTTATTATATTAATAAATATATATATACATGAATTATGAAAGCAAATATCTAAAATATAAATCAAAATATTTAAGATTAAAGAGTTTAATTGGGGGTGTTAAAATTGACGATATAATTGTAAAAATTGAAGATGATTCAGAAATTGGAAAGGTTGAAAAAATTCAACCAACTTCAATTTTTGTAAGAACATCATCTGGATCTGGTAAAACTCTTCAAAGAACTGATGAAGGAACTGTATGGAAAGTAGCTATACCTGTTGAAAAGAAAATGGCTGTTGGTGATAATATTGTTGATATAAGCACAGGAGAAAAGCTTGGAAAAATAGAAAGAATTCAAGCAACTTCAATTTTTGTAAGAACAACTACTGGCAGTGGAAAAACTCTTCAAAGATCGGATGAAGGAACCGTTTGGAAAAGAACTCGTTAATAATTATTTTTATAATAAAATAATTGTTCAGTTGCCTGTGACGACATACTAATTATTAATAAAATAATTGAAATTTTTAAAATCTATTAATAAATATATTTTAAGAAATTACATGCTATTAGATGGCATTGTATCTAGGTTCTCATGTTGGTTTTGAAGAATCATTATATAATGAATTTAAAGAAATGACTCTAAAACTAGATGCGATGACATTTTATGATTCTGATGAAATTAAATTAATTGTTATAACAGGTAAATTAGATGAAACTTTTAATGATCTAATAATACACAATATTAATCATTATTTCAAATTTTATCTTCCAAAATATATTTCAGCATTTGGAAATCTAAGAGATGATTCAGATGACGAAGATACACATAAAGATAACAAAGAAGGTAATCTATACATTGGTATAAATGATATGGGTGAAATAACTGGAATTCCATTTAATGGAGAATTGGATGAAAATCTAATAAATGATTTAAAAGATTCTATTAAAATATTTCTTCATACTAAAGAAACGGATGAATTATTTTCTAAAATAAAGATAGAAATAATTAAATTAAAAATTAATGAAGATTATTTAGATGATCCAATTACTGAAATAATTGAAGAATCTGTTGAAAAATATAAATTTGCTAAAAAATTATATTTGAATTTTGTAAAAGAACAGATTAAATGGATTGAATCAATGGATTATTATAATGTTAGAATGTCTCAGTACATTACTGATCCTATTTACAGAAAAAAAATAGCAATCTTTATTAGGGGAAAAACAAATGAACCAAAATATTTATTAATTGCTGATCAATTAGAAACAAATCATAAATTTAAAATATTAACTGGTTTTGAAATCGGCGAACAAAAGAGTGACATGAATAATGTGTATCATTGGATTACTGAATACAAAGATATATCAATTGATAACATCAAATTAAATAAACCAAAACGTCCATCTATATCCAGTCGTATTGATGAAGTATATCAAAATCAATTACAATTATTAACTAATTTGAGGTTGAGATTTATTAAAGCAAATCAAAATATAAGCTATTATATTTTGAAAATTTCATTACCTACAAATCACAAACATAATATTAGTTATAGTTCTCTTAAAGTAGGAGCGACTTTATATTCTAAAGTTAGAATGTTAGTAGATGGAAGTCCGTGTTGTATATAAAAATAATTTATTAGTCACGTATCGCAGATTTGCTATGAAATAAACAATGTGCTAGTTGTGCAATTCTTCTATCAAAGCCATTCCACATTTCTACAGAAACCATCCACTCGTACCGCTATCTACACGCACCGGTTGTAAGTCTCGCAACGCAGGTTTGCGATGAAACAAACAATGTGCTAGATTCGCAATTCTCCCATCATAGCCATGCCAAAGTTCTACCAAATTTACCCAATCAATTGGCAATGTATTAGAACCGTAGATTGCTCCAGCAATTTGCCCAGTTATGGCAGCGACTGTATCAGAATCTCCTCGCATGTTGGCAGCTAGAAGCATTGCTTTTACTGCCGTATCAGTAGCATAAATACAATGCAATGACATAGCAAGAGCATCCATAGCATAACTACCAACGTAGCCAGGATTTAATTTAACGCGGGAGGGTGCAAAAGCATGTGCTCCGGCAGGCAAACGTTTCCATCTCCAGTCACGATCTATATTTCCGTCAGGTTCCGCCTCTGAGCGAGCAAGATGCTGGACAGCGGGACATGAAATACACGTATATGTTGCTAAAGAATCAAGTACAGAGTTTTTACGTTCTTCAGGTTTTCCACTAGCGTTGATGGCGCGAACTATAATTATTGCCATTAGAGCAGCGCATTCAGCAGCTTCAATACCTTTGTGCGTAGTATAGCTCTGAATACGTGCTATTCGTGCTGCTTCTATTTCGTCATTATGATGCAAGATAGGAACTGCTGCTAAGCGCATAATGGATCCGTTACCACTAGTGTTTTTGTCTCCTGAGTCTGTAAATGCCATACCTTTTTGTTTGAACATATCTAAACTGGCTCCAATACTACCACCTAACCCGACAGAACTTTTTGAACCACGAGCATCGTCTAAAGAAAAAGCGTTATTGTATCCTAGATACCACCACGCATAAAAACGCAACATAAGATCTAGTGGATCTAACTGAAAGTTAGTAGCTAATAGACTATCAGCTAAACATAATCCCATAGAAGTATCGTCTGTCCACTGACCAAGCTTAATTCGGAATGGATTATTTGATGAGTCTTTTAATGGTTTGTCCAAACCAATTGTAGATACAGGAACACCGCCAGGGCGATAGGGCATGAACTCAAAAGGCGCACCTAATGAATCACCAATTGCCATACCTAGCATGCATCCTATTGCGCGGTCTTCAGCAGGAGATAGTGTTTTAAACACACGTGCTTCAATAAAGGACAAAATCTCATCAGAACTTTGAGATAGATGTAGTTTGTAAGCACATAGCGCTTCGCGGTCGTTATCAATAATATCAAACAGAAAGGGTTTTTTTGATAGAGTTAACTGAGCAGTTAAAGAAAAAGTGCTTTCATATGCGAATAACACTTTGTCTGGTAGAAAAGCTAAATTAATAATTCTCTTGTGTTTATTTATTTCTTTTAAATCATCCGTATTTATTATATTAACTAATTTAGTAATATATTTTTTCATAATATTATATTTTATAGAGTTCATAATATATAAATTATATTTTTTATTTATATAAATAAATATTTAAACAATATGAACATCTTCATTATTTTCATAATCTTCATTTGTATAGGATAAATTTTTAGATGAATTACATTTTTCGTTTTCATGTAATAAATAATGAACCACTAAAGAATCAGTTCTTCCCAATCTTTGAGCTCTTCCAATAACTTGAGTTTCTAATTCTTTAGGCATTTCATGATATAATATAATATCAGTTGCCATTTGTAAATTTAAACCAGATCCGTAATGTTTAGCATTCATCATTACAACATTAATCTTACCAGAACTAAAATCATTAATTACATTATTAATGTGTGTAACTGCTCCTAAAATAGTTGAATGTGTAATATTTGCTTTATCAAATTCTTTTATAATATCATTAAATGTTTCATCATAAGCACTGAAAACAAGAAACTTTCCTTTTTTATTACCTTTGATAATTTCTATTAAATTAACAATCTTATCTTTTAATTTACTTTCTTTCTCATCTTTTTTAATATTCTTCTTTAAAGAATTATCTAAAATATTCATCATATTTGTTGTTATATTAGTTCTACAAAATGGACATAAATTTTTAACATTTACAATACATTTTAAACATACAATATTATTACAACAGCTTACTATAACTGGTTTATTATCATTTTCAAAACAAATAGGACAATTATCTGTGCTAAAATTATCAATTCTCTGTTTAATATTACTTAAGCGATCTTTTAATGATGCTATTTTATCGGTACTTTTCTTTATTGCTTCATCTTTCACTTTCTGATCTTGGTAATGAACTGTAGAAACATACTTTAATTTAGCTTCCTCATCCTTAATATCAATCTGTGTTCTCTTTGTTAATACATTAAATATATTATCATTAGTATCAATATTACAATTTAATTTTTTTAATGCTTCTTGGATATTATTTCCATTAATCATATTTATAATCTCTGGCGATATGAAATCTTTAATTAATAATAATTCTTTTGGAGTTAAACATTTTATTTGTCTATATATAATATCTGGTAATTTCATAGACTGATTTACATATTCATCATTATTTTTAACTGTTAATAGATGATGATATTGAACTATACCTCCAATTAGTTCTTTTATATAATGACGACGAATACTTTGTAATCCACTTGGTGTTGCTGTAATAAACCATGCAAAATTACAACACCAATTAAAATCTGCCGGTAGTTTTATTTGTAATACTTCATCAATTATAATTCTACTATATTTAGTAAATTTAAATTTTTCAAAATAATCTGAGAACATGTTAGCACTACATACTATAACATCATAATATTGAACACATTGATCTTCTTCAATTACTCCTGCTTCACACATATCATCAATATTATCGTCAAATTCTAAATGATCAATATCTTTTCTTTTTGTAATAATATAATATTTTAATTTTGATTGCTTAAATGCTTCATGCCATTGAGTTGTGAGCGAGTGTGGAACCAATATTAAATTTGTCTTTAAACACTTTTTATTATCTTTAATTTGAACACTACTATATAATGATGATGACAATATTTTGTCGCTATCAGGTAATTGAATCTTATCATTCAATAATCCAACAACCATCAATGTCTTTCCACTTCCAACTTTATCGGCTAATACAGCATATGATGTATTAATTTGAATTTGGTTAATATCATGATGTTGTAATCCTAATGTTCTAAGTGTATAATTAGATAAATAGAATTGTTCTTCATCATAATGGTGGGTAATTGCTCGATCTGCTTCTAATTTACGCATATGATAAATTGCTGTTTTTTGATGCTCTTTAAGTTTTATTTTTAAATTAAGTGGTTGATCTATTTTAGGAGATACATTGTTTAAATTATTCATATCGGGAGTATATATATAGATATAATCGTTTTATATTTATATATTTATAAATCAATTTTTATGCTTGTAAGTAAGGTTCAATAAAATCTAATATTCTTAATATTTCTTGATATCTTGGTATTAAATCATATTTTAGACTATCTAAATGTAATGATGTGGATAAATTTTCTGTATTAATTCTTTTAATTTTTCTCTTCGCAAGTTCTTCTACTAATTCATCTGATAATTTAATTGACTTTTCTGTAAATTTAATATCTAAACAATCTATAATATTAACTAATCCACCAATTGATAATTTAATATATGTATCTGGATTAAAATCATAATTTGTTGTTGGTTCTCCATCCTCATCTTCAGAATCTACTAATAAATATTTTGGCATATATGTAGGATAAAAGTTTTTATCTGATAGACTTCCATCTTCCATTATAAAATTTTCATTCGATTCATCAGCAACTTGTAATGTTTTTTCATCAAAATCAACCATTATTACATTCATAGTTTGACTATTTTCCCAAGCAACGTTTTCAATTTTATAATCAGCATGAAATGTATTATTATCTTGTAATGTTTGAAGCATTTTTATATTATTCTTTAAAAATAAAAATTTTTGTTTATTAGTTATATTATCAACTACATAATCGTCATTTAAAGATGGCATATAATATTTCTTGGTAATAATATAATCAAATTCATAGTCTGTAAATTCATCTTTATTTATTACATAATTATCTTGTTTAGAATCTTCTTCATTTTCAACATATTCAAATGTATTACTTCTACATTTAATAGATCCATAATAATAAATATATATTAAATAATTATGATATTTTGTATATTCATCTTTTATTTTTTGTGTCTTTAATAAATGATCATCGGATATTTCAAAATCTCTTAAATATAATCTTAATATGTAATTAGTTGTATCTGTTAAATCATTTTTATTTTTTAATTCATATATTGCTGTATATGTTCCTCTTCCTAATATTGGTAAATCATTTAAGTCTGAATGATGTTCAACTATTGAAAAATTAACTGTTGGATCTACAGATGATTTAATTGATAAATTATTCTTTTTTTTCCATTCATTTGATATAACTGGCCAGATATTATCTGAATATCCTCCTTTTTTATTTTTTTTTATAACTGTATTATTCTTTGGTAAATCAACTTTTTGATCAGAATAAATTTCTAAATCAAGTTCTTTTCCCAGAATACCACCTTTTAAATTAATATATTTCATTTTATATTTTAAATATTTTTCATAAAAATTATTCATGATATATATTATAAATTATATATTATAATTTATAAATTATAAATTATAAATTATATAATCTTCTAAAAGTAACGTAACAAATTGAATTAAGCTGCTAAGAATCTTCTTAAGTGATCTAATATTGCTTTAATTTCACTAAATCTTGGAACATTTTCGTATTCAGTATTATTTAATTGTAAGCTAGTTGCAAGATTTGTTGTTATTATTTTTATTCCTCTAGTTTGTAAATTTACAGGTAATGTTATTATACTAGTTGTAAATCTAATTTGAAGAGATTGTATTAATTGTGCTAATCCACCAACAGAATACTTTATAAAAAGTTCTGGATATTTCAATATATAACTAATTTGCCTATTTTTTATATATTCTGGTTCAATATATTCTGAAGTTGGAAAAATAAATTCAATATATCCACCATTATTTTGATATATATTTGGATTGGTTGCTAATAAAAGTGTTGTAAAATCATAATCAATTAAAACTGGTTTTGTATTTGGGTTATCATATCCAATATTTGGTGGTTTATAATCTGAATGAAATATCTTATCTGCTTGCATTTTTTCTAACATTAAAACATTTTCATATAAATATTCAAATTTTCTTGAATTAGTAAAGTCAGCATTAATAATAACTTCTGGATTTCCCGATAATTGAAGTGTATTATATTTTTTTGTAATTATATAATCAAAATTATAATTATATTGATTCGTACCGATTTTAAAATAATTAGCGATATTACCTTTTTCATCTGTGTCTTTTCCTAGCGCAAATTGACCACTTTTTACACCAATTTGTCCATAATAGAATATTTTTATCAAATTCTCAAGATACTTTCCAAATTCTGATTCTATTTTTGGATCATCTACTAAATGAGTTCTTGATTCTCTTTTATATATTCTTAATATGTAAATTTGTGGATCACTCGCATTTGTATTTTTCATTTCATATATCGCTGTAAATGTTCCACGAGCAAACATTGGTCCAATTTGTTTTTCTATATTTCTTCCAACTATTTCAAAGTTAATTGTTCTATCAGTTTTACCACGAATTCCTAATCTACGAACTGGACCTTCTACCCAGTTCATACTTACTAATGGCCATATTTCATTTGCTTCTCCTCCAGATTGTGGCTTATATAATTCAACATCAGTTTTTATACCCTTCCAAGCATTTTTTAAAACTATTGGTGTAACTTGTGGTAATAGTTGTGCTGGTTTTACTAATGCTGCTTGGGCTGCTTGGGCTGCTTGGGCTGCTTGGGCTGCTTGGGCTGCTTGGGCTGCTTGGGCTGCTTGGAC